TCTTGCCGCCGTACATCGTCCACTCGCCAGATGAGCTGTCACTGGCGCCGTCGACACGGCGCGACATCCACTGGTCAGGGTCTGCAATGAATAGCATCGGCGTCTGCGACGATGTCGAGCACCAGACGTTAGTGGTCAGCAGCATGCGCTTGTAGTCGACCGGCAGGTCGAACGCCGTCCTAAACACGGCACCATCGACCGACTCAGTCCATGTCCCGGTCGTCGCCGTCAGGGTCTGCCCGACGATTGCAGATCCGGTGATAACAGGTAGACCCGCGTTGACTGGCGGCAAGGCGACGGCGCCGCTTTCCTCTGTCCCTGTCAGGGTCGCCGTCGTCCGCAGCCGGGTCCAGTCCCGGTTATCGTAAGCGATGCGCTGCGCCATCTCGTTGGCGAGCGACAGCATTTCAAACATGGTGCGGTTGACGGAGATGTTGGAGAACACCGACTGCGGCGCGGTTACGCCGACAGTCGCGCAGACGTCCCTCACCACCGTCAACAGCGTCATGTCAGGCTACTTTCTCAGGCCGCACGCTCTCTGCCATCCGCACCAGCGTCTTGCGGTTCATGTTCTCGGCGCCAATCGGCTTTTGCCCGCTGTGCGTCGCGATGTACTCGCGTAGTTGCGTCAGGTCCATGTTGTCGAACTCGCTGCCTGTGGCTTGTTCGACAGACTTTTTGTGCGCAGCATCTTCCTCAAGAATGACGTTACGGGCGCGCAACTGCTCCAACTGCGCCAACAGCTGCATGTTGGGCGCCGTTGCCATGCTTTCCTTGATGTAATCGTCGGCCTTGTTCTTCATCTCGCGCCCGCCGGGGCCGAGGTTCTTCAGTTCCTCGCCGTCGATGCCGGCCAGCTGCTCGATCGTGTAGACGTTCTGCGCGCGAAGCTCGGCACGCCTTGCGTCGGTCAGGAACGGCACGAGGTCGAGCGGCGTGCCGATCTTGGTCTGCGACACGTCGCGCTTGAACTGCTGGTACTGATGCCGAAACCGCTCGGCGTAAGTCTCGGCGCGCTGCTGCCGGGTCATGGGGTCGGTAACCCAGCGAGTGAAATCGGTCGACGGGAATACCTTGACGTCAGGGGAGCCGGCAGATCGGATCTCGCAGACCTCTTTATCTTCAAAAATAGGCCGACCTTCGGCTAGGCTTTTTGCGTCGTCCTTTATGGGGACATGCTTAAACAGAACAACGAGCAGTTCGTCCGGGTCTTGATTACGCATCATAGAGTTTCCTTCCTTCATTGAAACGATCAGGGGCCGCCTCCGTGGAAGGAAGGCGATTACCTACACGTCGGCGACCCCATCGTCCGCAACCTGAGTAGGCCGCAGATTTACGCGCCAGGGGCGCTATCGTAGAGCCGCCAGTTAAACATCGGGTTCACCATCGTGAGTTCACCCATAAAGCCGATGAACTGCGCGATGGCGTCCTTATCTATAGGCATCTGTCCATCACCATCGAACAACTTGTCGAAGTTGCGCGAGGGGTGATAGCGCATGCGAAGGCTGTCGGTGTTGAGGCCAAATGTGGTGTTCGCCGGCATGTTGGAGCCGATGCCGCCGTCCAGCACGATTTCAGCACGTTTGCCGCCGCCGATATACTCCAGCGCACTGAACCCAAGGGTGCCGAGCGAAGTGTTGCTGGTCTGGCGCTGGATTGCGATGGTCGCCGCGTCATATGCCGCATAATGCTCCGGCGACATGATCAAGAGGTCGGCGTAGTCACGGCCGCGAGACTGCTTGGTCATGGCGTAGTTGAGCAGCGGGCGGATCGTGGTGGAGTTGACCTGGGTGCCGCCGGCAAGAACCGAGTTGGCGTCGAACGTCTTGGTCTGCCAGATCGAGTTGGTGACGCGATCAATGCCGCCATAGACGCCGTTGGCCGGAAGCACGGGCACCGCCCACGCAAGGCCGGTCAACTGCTTGTTGCCGTTTGCCGTGCCGTCGGAATAGATCGCGGCGTCCATCGCATCTTCCAGACTGCGCTCGGCAGCTGTCAGATAGTTTTCGAACACGTCCATGATCTGCGCGGAGCCTTGGTTGTTCAGGATCTCCTGCAGGCTCAAGATGATCGGAACGACAACCATTTTCGGCGTGTAGACGGCGTCGCTGAACAGGTCGATCGCCGGATTGAGCAGCTGATCATAGCCGCTATACCATTGAACAACCTGCTTTGAGATCTGCAGCGTCTCGCGAATTGCCGGCCCTGAATAGGTTTTCCAGAGGCCTTTGCGCTTCAAAACGGCGAGCAGCGCGTTGTTGTTGGAAACCATGTCTTGGTAGCCTGACGATCGATCTTCGACCGCCATCGACAGCACTTGCGTATACTGCGCGGTAAGTCCAGTTAAGGCCATGATGCCTCTCCACGGGGTTCAGATTAAAGACAAAGGTCAGCTGTTGAGACGCTGCATAGCGTTCTCAAGGGCCTCTCTCGGTGAACCGCTTGGTTTCTGTTTTCGGGACGCTCCGTTTGAGGGAGCCACGTCGGGCGAACCAGAAATGCTACGGTCAGTCTGTCGGGTCTGAGCCGGTGGGTTGCGGGTCTGAGCCGCGTGGGTGGCGGGGTAGAGTAATTCCGCCCTTCGATACGCTGTCTCGAGGTCGAAGCCTAGTTTTAGCTCCTGCTCGATCGGCACTCCAAGTTCGTCAAGCCGCGGGTGCGTGTCGGCAAATATGTCGAGCGCACTACGGACGTGAGTGAACTGCTGCTGAGTATGCATCTGTTGCACGGCCTCTTTCAAGCCCGAAATCTCCTGATATAGCGCCCCGATCTGGTGGGCGGCGGCCTGCTGCTGGTTGCCCTGCTGGACCTGGCGCAACTGCTCGGGGCTCGAATTGAGTACATAGTGGGCGATGTCGCGCAGCCCGATCTTCTGCCCGGTCTTGGGATCCTTGAGGCCTAGATTGTTGACGATCTGGTCGAGGCCGGCGATCGGATCCTGCCGCAGCTTGGTTTCTATGGTGGTGTAGTTGTGTAGCGCCTGCTCCAGCGTGGTGCCGTGCTGCTGCGCCATCTGGTGGAAGCGGGCTATGGGGCGGAACGCCTCGGCGACGCCCTGGTATTGCTGGATCGCCTTGGAGAACTCGCCATTCATGCGGTCGACCTCGCCGCGCACCGTCTCCGGCGTATTGGCCCAGTCGCGCTTGCCGTGCTCGGCCATCCTGGCCGGCGGCTCGGCGTAGGGGGCGTGGGGCGGCAGGCGCCTATACTCCTGCTGGCCGGGCTGTGGCGCCGAAAGTTGCTGATTTGTCCCGATTTCGGCCTGACCCCCTGGGTTAGGTTGGTTTTGGGGTTGCTGATCCGTTCTCGGTGCAAACCGGCCCCGATCACGCGGCTGCGCCTCCCCCTGCTGATCCGGCGGCTTCTTCAGGTTCAGCCGTGGCGTCTCTTCCGGCGGCTGGTTGTGGCCGGCCTTGGCCTCCGCGGCCTTAGGTTCCGCCCGCTCGGTCTTGGCGGCGGGTTGCTTGCTCTGCGACCGCTCGAATGCCGCCGCCAGGCTATCCCGGACGGAGGCGCGACCATTGCCCTTGTCTGGCGCCGGCACCGCCTGCTGCGGGATGGGCCTGGGTGCGTTTGTCGGGTTCTGGTTGATCTGCACCTCGCTGCGGGCGGGCGCCGGCTGTGGGGCAGGCTGAGTGGCTGGCGCGGCACTGGGTGCGGGCGCTGACGTGTCGTTCATAGGATTTCCTTCCTTTTACGGCAGCACCTTCTGGAAGGCGCGTTGAAGAGCCTCTCGGCGCCCAGCCTTCGCGGCAGGCGTCATCGAGCCCTGTCCCTTGGGCTTGGCGGGTAATTTCTCGTTGCCGACCTCGACCAGGCCGAGCGATCGGCCGACTGCGCGGAAGGCGCTCTTGGACGTGTAGAACTTGCCGTCGACCTGCTCGACCGGATCCATGGTGTCGGAGATCACCATCGGCATAGGCAAGTCGGACCGAGCAGCACGCTGCTCGGCCCTCTTGATGCGCCATCGGCCTGGCGCTACTTCGACTAACTCAGGCATCGTTCTCTCAGCGTTTTTTGGCTTTCTTGCCCTTGCCCTTGCCGGGGGGCTTGGGCTTGGCTCGTTTGGTCTTGCGAGCCGCGACCGGCACCTCGGGCTCGAGGAATTCAAACTCAACCTCCTCGCTCTCGTAGCCGCCGTTCTTCACCGTCACCGGGCAGACCGCGGGCACCACGAACAGGCTCGGCTTGACGATCGTGGTGACCTCGCTCTCGCTGACGAATACGGTCGGCTCGTCCAGGCCGTTGAACGTGATCACCGACTTGTCGGTGAACCCGGTGCCGTGGACATGCATCGTGATGTCCTCGGCAGACCCGGCCTCGACCTCGTCGGGCTCCAGTTCCTCGATCTCCGGCGTCTCGTACTCGGTGCCGATGCCGCCGGCCTCGCCGCCAGCCCCCTCGCCCGCCCCCACCGGGATCACCTGCGAGCCCGGCGGTTCGTTGATGCTCTCCCAGGGGCTGCCAACCGGGCTGCCGGGCGGTATGCTTTTCGGGTCAGCCATCTAGCGGTCCTCCTTCGTACCAGGACGCGGCCCCGTCGGTCCCGGTCCAGGCTGGACGCCGCCCTCGGCCGATCGCCGCGGATGGTTCTGGTCGACGTGGGAAGGCTCGTTGATGCTCTCCCAGCGGCCGGTGCGGTCGAAGCCCGGTCCGTTGATTGAGCCCGCCGGCGCGTCGGGATTGACCTGCCGGTGGCCGGGGTTGCCGGTGATGTCCTCAAGGTCAAGGCGGGTCGCCTTGTTGAACTTGGTGTCGGGCGCCGGCTGGTTGGCCGGATGCATGCCGGGCGCGTCCTTGTCGTAGGTGCGCTGCGGCTTGGTTTCCGGGTTGTTGTCCTTCTCCCGCTGCGCGGCCAGATCCCACGCATCCTGCTGGCGCTTGTGCTCACGCTCGCGGTCCTGGTCGGAAATGCCCACCGCGGGCTGCAGCTGGCCCTGTTGGCCCTGCTGCTGCCCAGGCTGGGTCTGCGGCAGGCCGCCTGCCTTGGACTGGTCGATGGTCGATCCTGGCTTGACCATGTTCTTGGTATCGGGCTCGTCGTTGCCTTGGTTTTTTGGGTGCGTCATTGTCGTCTCCTCAGAAAATCGCCTCCGTAGGTGTAACGCGCGAAGGTCTGTTTACGTCCATGTGAATGTCTTGGCGGTGCCGACCGGCGTACCCGCCAGCCTGACCTCGACATTCCAGATGCCGGCGTCGGGGCTCTTCTTCACCGCCGCCGTCAGTGACGTCGCACTGACAAACGTAGTGGTCTGCTCGACGTTGTTGGCCCAGATTTTACACCCTGGTACAAAACCCGTCCCGGTCGCGGTGATAGTGGTGGTGCCGGAGGTGCCCTTCACCGCCGTGGTCGGCGAGATCGAGGCAAAGGTCGGCGCCGTCGCCGGCGACAGGCTGGAGGCGTGGTCGCGGTTCGGGTTAGTGGTGTAGTTGCCCAGATCCGAGAACGCGATCGTCGGCGCCTCGGCGCGGCTGCCCGGCGCCACCACGGTGACCTCGGTGCCCTTGCCCTCGTGCTCGACGCTCGGGAAGTTGGCGTTGTCGGCGCTGGCGGTCTTGGTCGCGAACACAGTCAACGTGCCGGCGGTGCCGTCGTCGGCGACCGGCTGCGCCGGTGCGGTCGGCGGCGTGGTGCCGAGGAAACTCATATTGGTGGGCGGGGTCGGGCTCGGTGGTGTCACAGTGATTGCAGATTGGGCCATGTTACATCCTCTCCTCGGGTTGGTATCTGTCTTGCGCGGCCAGCCCGCCCATGACTGCTGCTCCCCCGATGCCATACATCGGGATCTCTTTTTTGATAAGACCGCGCACCACAATCTCCTCGATCGGCATGCCGGTCAGGCGGTGTGTGGTTTCGATCGATCGGTTGATGGTGTTAATCATCGGGCCGTCGTAGTCGAACTTGAACGGCTCGCTGTTGTGGCCGATGCCGGGCTTCTTCGCTGCCTTCTTCGCCTCTTTCGCCGCGTGGGCGGCCTCCTCCTTGAGGTATTTCAGCCCTGCCCAGCCGACATCCTGGAAACCGCGCGCGTCGACGCCAGCCTTGGCGGCCTCTTCGTGTAGCACGCGCGTCGCCGGGCCGTAATGTTCAGGGATGGTCATGCCGGGGATGAACGCGCCCGACATCTGCTCGTCAA